GGCTCACTGGATGGCGGTCTTTGCAATGGCTGTGTAACAAGCAAGCCGGTTGGCCTTGATAGGTCAATATGTCCGGTCAATGCGCTTGATGGTGTAAACGTTGTTGCAAGGTCACTCGATTCCGATGGGTTTTGAAAGTACACGTATATAAGCGTAACGGTTTGCGTTGTCAATCGATATGCATTCACCTCGAGAGTAAGTACACGATTTGCAAAGTTTGCACCGGCGGCACGATCAAACGTCAACAGTTGTCCTTCGTTGTCCACAACAACCACATCGAAAAAATCCGATCGTATGTTCTCCCAAAACAGATCCCAATCCGGCGGGATCTCTATTGTGATGTCAACCGGTGTAACCGCGCCCGATCCTGTAGAACTTGCATCCACGGCAACCGGTTGGCGTTGTTTGTATGATTCACTGTACCACGTCATTATATCCCCGTATCCGTTTGGCTAAAAACCTGTACCTCAATATAACCGATGCCAACACCCTCAACACCAAAACGATCGCCATCCTCAGCAAGAAAGGCGCATTTTATATCATCGACGATGGAAGGCAAAGCGATCTGGCGATCTGCAACCAACGCCTTAACCATATCCTCAACGAGATCCATTGCATTTACAGCGCGCTCACCAAGATCACCGCCGCCGACATATGCATATATCTCAAACGTGTTGGTGATGCGGTAACGGCCTAAGGATTGCCCAAACTCGCTTGTAGCTTGTGCAAAATGCACACACGCAAACGGCACATAAGGCGGATCGATCGTTGCACCAATTTGCACACGGTTCGACATATCCAATCCAGATTCACCGCCTGAAAAATTTACAGCGATCAAGGATTTTAATTTTTCCGCTATTTGTCTTGTACGTGATGCCATTATTTTTCTTCCAACGATAAAGAGAGAAGGTTTTGCAGGTCTTTGATTACATCATCTTTCTCAATCTTTTGCATGGCCCTACCCATAAACAAACGAGGATACATATTCTTTGTGCCAAACTCCACAAACCGCGCATAATTTACAGGTGATCCGCTTGTGTTGCCACCGGCACGAAGAACAACGCGCGGATTTGCGTTTTTTGTATCAACAAGACCGGTGATCGATGATCTTAATCTTCCGGTTCGCACTCGTGGATCTTTGGTTGCGTTTTTCTTTGCTTCCGCTTCGCCTTTGAGTGATAGCTTGAGCATTTGTTTGAACAGGTTTTTTATAAGCTCCCGATCTGCTTTTCTCATGCGTTGTTGAAATTGTGCCAATGATATTTGCGTAGGCATTGATCACCTCACAAGATTTGGCGCGATTCGCGGAACGGTGCAAGGATCTCAGCGACTTCTTTGGGCATCGTCTTTGGCGATATGGAGATTGTTGCCGCGCGCTGTGTAATACTATCTTTTCCTTGTGTCGCTTTGTTTCGATGCAGTTGGCTTGCCCATACACAAATGCCATGCTCAAGATCTGCGGGCAATTGACTATTTGCATAACCAGCCTCACAAACCACTTTGATTGCACGATAACCGCGCTCAAAGGCGTCTGTAGCAATAATCGGGTCAAGGATAACCTGTCCGAGGTATTTATCAAGCGTGTACGTTGTTGCATCGATCAACGTATCCGCATTGTATTGCCGATCAACGTCGCTGTGTATGGATGCAACGCTTTGGATCGGTCTCATTGGTAGTTGTAAAACTTGCGGGTTTTCGTGTGTCGGCCCGTCAAGAAAAAAGGTATGTGTTGCGGATAGCATACGAGGTGACGCAAGGTTATCACTCTTGCGCCAACCCATATACCGAGCGGTTGCGGCTTCCACGCGATCAAGCAGTGCCTCAAGATCAGTATTGGCGGCATCGCCTGTGACCTCGGGCAGGTATTGCTTGAGCGTGGAAACCGTAACCATTGCCATAACTAGAATTGTCTCGCAGTCTCAAAGACAAGAACAAGATCACAATCAACAGCAAGGCCGGAGTTTGCAAAATCATACTCAACCTTGAGGCATGTTGACGCGGTAACGTCTCCATTGGAAACGGTCAGCTCTTCCGGTGTCAATGCCGCAAGAGATACCGCGTTGAAGAGGCGAACCGCAAGCGTTGTACTTCCGTTCTTGATTGCGATCTGACTATAGTTTGTACCATCGTGCGTGATTCCGCCACGGCTTGCAATCATAACCTTTTTGAGTGTCGCATTGCGATCACAAGGAATGGCATGCAATACTGTTGTTGCGGTGAGTGCGGATGTTTTTACTGCGGGTACGTGGATTCTATATTCCATGATAATTCTCCTATGATGTGGCCATGTTGAAACCAAACGCAACGTTTTTGGTTGCATCAAGATCAAGAGTGTCAAAATTGGTTCTCATTGTCGCGACAATTTCAGTGGCCCCGACATCAATTTTGCGATCGGATTCAACGAGGATACCGCGACGCTCAAAGATGTACCAAGATGGAGCATGAGCCATCAAAAGACCGGTTTTGTCTGTGGTTACATTGTCGTACTTACCAGCGTTGTTGAGGTCTGCACCCATGAATCTGGACATTATAATCGGCATACCCAACACGTTCGCGATCTGACCGCTGACTATTGTCGCAGCGGGGCCAAACTTGTCAACGGTTAAAACCTGATCCAACCCAAGAAGGTTTGCAAGAATCGCCTCGGGTGATGCAAAGATTACAACATTTTGCATGGCTAACTCACCCATTTGCGCCTTGAGACCAAGAAGCTTTGCAAAGGTAAAGCCAGAAAGATCGGCGGTTGCACTACGATCAAACGCTTGCTTACGCATTCCTTTGAACATGCGACAGTGATCCGAAGATCCACCGAGCGCGGGGCTTGTTCCCCAACGGGATCGGATGTTCCAATCTGCGATCGCATCTTGATGGGTTCCGCTGTCATCACCATTGATCAAAGCGTCTTCCATTGCATCATTGAGATCCATGACAATTTGGCGTTGCAAAGCAGGAATAACCGCGATTGCGCTGTCTTCTTGAGCTGCATCATCAATGAGGAATCGAGAAGCCAAGCCTTTTACAGTGATAGACTTTTGTGATGTTTTGACACTTGAGGCGGTATAGGAGGCTGGATTGTCGCTTGAGATGCTTCCTTTTAGATAGGGACGGCCGCCGCGCTCAAGCCTAGGCACGAGGATGGTTGATCGTTCGACTTGTTGCTTTTGCAGGTTGTCAGCAACAACGCGCGGGATCTGGCTTTGCTCTTCGATGTTAAAATAGAGGTTTGCGGCAAATTGATCGGGGATCCACTCCGCACCCTCAGTGGCGGCATCGGTAAACGCTTTATTGATTGCGGGTTGCATAAAACGCGGAGCTTTTTGCAGGTGTTTCCACAACTTCAGATCGCTCTTTGGTGTATGTGGTGTGGACATAATCAATCGAGCAAGTGACCGTTCTTTGTTGATGTTGATAAGATCGGCATGCCATTGATTTACGGGTGTATCACTATCAAGCAATCCCTTTTCTTCGATGGTTACGGTGCCACGGCCGGCAATTTTCACATTGCGCTTTTGTGACGACCACTGTACGCCGTTTTCATTAACAAAGTTCTTAAGCAAAAACTCAGGCGCGTTTGCGTGTTCTTCTTTTGCGGTTGGGGTTGCTTGTGCTTCTTGAATCAAGCGTTGTGCGCGCTTGAGATCATCGAGCTGTTTTTCGAATTGAGAAAACTTCTCATTCGCTGTGTTCTGATGCGTTTTGATCCCATCAAGGATACTTTTGGCCTCAGCTACGAGTTTTTGATCACTCATTGGTTATCTCCATTTAGTAAAGACCGCAAAAAGTCGCGCTCTTGTGGGGTTAAAAAATTCTTTTCCTTGTCTTCTTCGCTGTCCTCATCATGATATTTCTCTTCATCATCATCATCTTTAGGCTTCATGGCGTCCTGCTCCATCTCTTCCTCTTCATCCATATCGCCCATTGTGTCAGCTTTTAGCCTTGATGGATCGTGTTCTTCGATGATCTCAAAACGAAACGTAGAAGATGCACCTTCATGATCAGCGTCTTCGCCAACCATAAGAACCGGCCCACCTTCATAATCCATCCAGTGATGCCCATCGGGTGCGGCAATCTCTATAGTGTCCTTTGATACCTGCTTAATTTGTCCCTGCATTGTCTTCTCCACACAAGATGCAATGTATTCCCTGATAATTGTCTCGATGTCAAGGTTTAACGATTTGGCGGCAACGGCATCACCATTGGCGGGTATTGTAACGATCGAAACCTCGAGGAGTTCAGCACGATCAAAATACTGACCGCTTTGTCCGTGAGCTGGGTGCGACTTCTCGAGCATGGATCGTGGTGTAGCATCAAGAGGGTTAAAGCCAACACTTACAGCATTCAAGAATCCGGCTTTTGTTTTGCGCGCAACTTCAGCAGCTTGCGGATCACCCATGTCAAACTCAACGTCAACCATCAAACGACCATCGATAACTTCAACCTCACCTTTTCCGATTGGCAAAGCATTAGCATTGTGATTGAGCAAGATCACCGGATTTGCGCGAAACTTTGAGAGATCCCATCCTTTTTGGTTGATGATATCACCATAACGATCCTCATTTGCAGTACTCGCAACAAAGGAAACAAGGCCTTTTTGATCGCCATCACCGCGCAGAATCTGGCATTGTAAATTTTTCACATACATACGCACCTCATATATGTATATACATGATCATATAGTACTTTGCAAGAATTACAAGTATTGTAAAAATTACAAGAAAACAAAAATAAATAAAAATAATCCTTTACTTCTTTTGTGATTATGATATAATCAGTTATATAAACAACAACACAAAAACAAAAGAGGACAATATGACAACAAGAATCGTAACGACAACCGAAAATAAATACAACTTTGATACAGACAAATTTGAGGATGTAACAAGCTATCACCTCAATGTAGTTATTGGTAACTATAAAAAAGGTTTTGTGTATGGCCACATGAAAACCCTTTCACACGCAAGACAAATAATGAATCGTTTTCACAACGATCAATCTTTCAAAAAGTATGTTATCGATTGCATCAATGAAGATCGTGAGCACCAAGCCCGCATATCTCGCATCAAGAGCACAAGATATAGTGAATTGAGCACCTACGAAAAGCAAATATCAGAACTTATATAACAACCAACAACCAACCAAGCCCGCACAAGCGGGCACAACCCCCAATAAGGACAACAACAATGAAAACAATACTTATAGAATGGAAAAGCGGATTGCGCCAAGTACACACCGACACAGCCGATAACCTTCTTGATCTCCTGGTTATGGAGATCGATCATATAGAAGAAGTTGAATACGTTGAGCATATCAACAAAACCAAGGAGAACAACAATGCTTGATATACTCGCATCATTCGCACAAAACGAATTCCGCACATTGCTGCACGTGCTTTGCTCAATACTCGCCGCCGGCACATACTATTATTTCTTTTGCATCATCATAGGAGATCCAATGCAACCAAAGCTCAACCAAAGAACAGTACGCAAGCTTATCGCTCGATTTGGCCGTAAAAGTACAGAAAAATA